AACGTCGCGTCAATACAGGGAGTTAACTGATTGCGACTTGCCAGCGTGGTCACAATGTCTTCCAGGGTTTTATGGTGATAAGAGGCTTCCCGTCGCGTATTGAGGGTTGCGCGAAAATCCGCACTTCGGGCGCGTAAGGTCAGACGGTCAGGCGTGCCACTGTATTCGATTTCATCGACAATAAATTTCCCCTTCGGGATGAGACTTTCGTTTTTCCAGCCCAGTGCCAGGGTCAGCGTTTCCCCACGTCGCGGCAAGGCCAGTTTGCCGTCACTATCATCCAGTTCAATGTCTAGCTGGTCGGCTTCAAATCCCCGATTATCGGTCAGCGTCAGTGACATCAATCGGCCTTCAATCAGCGAATTAATATTTTTGCTGCCCGCCGTTAGCGCAAACGCGGGGATATTTTCCGTGTTGAAAAAGCGCATTAGAAAAGACCCTTCATCTGTTCATTTAAATCACCAAACATCGCGGAGAGGGAATCATCGACCCGTTTTAACTTAAGGGTGAATTCAATCTTACGGGGTGCGCCATCGGCAAAAAAAAGACTTTTGCTTTGGCTGATTTCTTCTATCACGAACATGCCGTAAATATTGCCTTCACCGTCCAGAAAGGGCCAGGCTTTACCGCTTTCCGCCATCGCTTCGAGCGTCATCAGGGATAATCTGCCGCCGGTCAGTTCCGGATAAAGTGACCCGGATAGGGTGATATCGTCATTATCCAGGCCAATAAACTGAAAGGCAGGTCGGATACCTAATCGGCTGTTGAACCCATAGCGCCAGCGCCGATTGATTTGCAGGGTCTGATAGGGGGCGGTTTTAAGTTGAAACACAAACAATCCTAATGTGGCCATCGGCATATTAATATTCCTCCGGGTTGTCGCTAAACCGTCCCCGTAGTTGCGCCTGTTGTTGACGTTGAAGCTTAAGGAGTTGGCGGCTCACTTCCTGTGCGATATCGTGCGCCGACTGGGCGGGGGCGGCATTAATCGTAATGTGAACGTTTGACGGTGCTGTTGTGTGCGGTGTCCGGATCACCGCCGCGTCGGTTTTATCGGCCACAAAAGGGTGGATGGGTTGGTTGGCATACGCATGGCTTAGTGTCAGCGCGGCAGCGGCAAAGGCCGCCGTATGGCGGCGACTGACTACATGGGCAGGGCCGGTAACAATTTCTGGGCCTTTCTCGCCGACAATGCCTGCACCTCCGCGGCGAATAACGCCCCCCGTATCAAACAGCCCTGCACCTTTGATGCCGGCATTTAATACCGTCAAGGATTGGGTCGTGCGTAAGGTTTTGGTTTCCTCAGAGACCATCCAGTCGGGTAATAAATCGGTGACGGTGTTTTTAATCTCGGAAAACAACGATTTTAACTGTTGCCATTTTTCCATTACGCCGTTTTTCAGGTTATCAATCAGTTCACTGCCAAAATTTTTAATACTGTTCTTGATTTTTTGATAGCCGTCGGCAAAAAACCGAACCGTTTTTTCCCACAAATTTTTGAAAAAGGGGACGATGTTATCCCAATAGCGATAAATCAGCAGTGCGGCGACGGCAATTGCCGTGATAACTAACACCATCGGGTTGGATAATGCCACGGCGGTTAAGCGGAGCAAGCCTGCACTTAACAGGCTTAAACCCAGTCTGACGGCGGCTAATGGCCCCGTCAGTGCCGCCATGGCTAATGCCATAACGCCGCCGATGGTAATCAGTGCCGCAAATCCCGCCAGTGCCACGCCAAAATAACGGGTCATGGTGGGGTGAGATTTGAAAAAATCGGTTAATTTGCTTAATTGCTGGTTCAGCATCTCAAGCCCCTGAGTATAGAGCGGCAACAGGTTATTACCCATCTCACGGTATAAATCGGCTTTTTTGGCTTCGAGTTCAATCTGTTGCCCCTGGGCGGTTTTTTTCCCTTCGGCAATCAGCGGCTCAAGGCCATAAGCGGCATTGCCGGCCTTGATTTGTTTCTCAATGTTGGCGTGTTCCCGGTACATCGTCACAAATACATCCGAGCCGGTACGGCTGGAAAATAGTTGGGCAATTTGGGTTTCCATTTGCGATTCGGTTAATTGCGGGTATTTCTTTCGAATACGCGGCACAATTTCGTCCATCAGATAGCGAAAAGGGTCGCGTTTGTAGAGTTCTACATTCACCAATGCATCGTTATTCATCTTGGTGACGTGACCGGTTTTGCCGTATTTGACCGATCCTTTTTTCAAGAGACCGAGTCCCATCAGGTTTTCCATCGCAGCCTGGGTTGTTTTGCCTTTCACTAGATTCTGATAGGCACTGTTTAACGCGGTGCCGGTTCGGTCACCCCCTAACTGCTGGATAAGATGGGATGTGCCAAAATAAAACGCTGCATTGTCTAGCTGTTTGACGGCGGTACCACCCGTTTTGAGCATCGCCAGGTAGTCTTCCGGCAAGACCATCCCCCCACTGGCGGTCATCGATTTTGCCGTCATATCAACCGAGCGTTTAAATTGCGCTGGCGTGTTGATTTCATTACGTAACTCGGCAATTTTGAGCACCGCGGGTGACTGGTCACGTAGCGCCTGGGCAGCGGATTCGCTTACGCCATGTGACGACATAAATTTAGTAGCGAATTGAAGCTTAAGCAACGTCGGCGAGACCAGTTCAGTTTCATGATAATCGCGTAAAACGGAGTAAGCCTCTTTAATCACTTTCAGGTTTTCGGTGGTGCTGTTACCAAAAATATGGATGCCTTTGGCAAACTTTTCGGCATCCGCCAGCATCGTCTCCCCACCGCCAAGTGCTTTAAAGGAAATCGCTTCTTTTTGATAAATCGCCGCTTCATTGAGGTTAGGTTTTACCGCCATGGCGGTGGCGGCACCGGTGGCGACCATGCCCGCCCCATGAGACAGTAGATTGCTTCGGCGGTTCATACGCTGTTGATAACGGTTTCGGGCGGTGGTGAGGTGTTTTTCGCGGGCTGATATTTTGGCAAGCTGGCCTTCCTGGCTTTTTAACGCCTGGGTATATTTCTGGGTTTCTTGCCGGATATGGGCGGTGGCCTGGTCTGCGTGATTGACGGCTATCCCCATTTTATCAAACGACGACCGGATTTTTTGCTGTTGGGTAAGAAAGCCCTGATACTGACGCGCAAGTTTCGCCACGCTGGCCCACTGTTTTTCCAGTGCGGCGGTTTGTTTTTGGGTGGGATTTTGGAGGCCCGCCATCTCAAGGCCCATCATTTTGCCTTTCAGGCGCGCTTTTTCCAGCGCCTGACCGAGCGTATTGATTTTGCCACTGAGCGTCTGTAATTGGGGCAGTTTTTGACTCGCCTGATTGAGTTGCGTCAAATGCTCACGCGTGCTTTTAAGCTGTTTCGCCAGTCGGGTATTGGCGGTTTTGGCTTTCTCAAACGGGCCACTGAGCCTATCGATGGCGCCTAAGACCACTTGTAAACGTAATGCTTTACTCATGCGCCCCACTTCGTAAATAGGCCTGATGCCGCCACATCAGCAAATCCGATAAGGATAATTGGCCCGTTTCAGACGGGGGCCAGTGAAAAATGACCGCAATATCGGCTTCCAGGGCTTCGACGGTTAAGGTGTCGGGAAGTCGGCCGTCACCGATTTCGGCAACAAAAAAAGCCCAAGCTCATTGGCGAGATTGAAAAAATCACCCGGACTCATTTGTCGCATTTCCTGCTCGTTTAAGCTTGGGGTCATAATGCGGGGTAAGACTTTCATCACCGCATCAACATCCATCTGCATCAGCGGACTTAACTGGACTCCCCGCAGGTCGCCGACGTGCGGTTTGCGTAGTGTCACCTGATTAATCGGTGTTTCACCGCGTGCGAGGGGTTCTTCCAGGTTGATGATTCGGGTAGTGGGTGTTTTTTTCATGGTAAAGTCCTGGGTTAAAGTCCTAATGCGGCGCGTTGTTTTTCAAGGCGATCAACGCCGGCCACTTTTTCAATTAAATTAATCACATCAATTTCAATCAGTTCCTGACCGTCCCACAGCAGCTTAAAATAGGTGGCTTTAAAGCTCAGTTTGGTTTGGGTGTTATCGCCGGACTTGGCACTGCCGGGGTCAATTTCAGAAAATCGACCGCGGGTAACGATTTCAACCGCGGTCACTTCCCCCGTATCGTCGCGCTGATACGCGCCACAAAAACGCAGCGGGACACCCGCAAGGGTGGTTATCCCCCATTGTTTATAAAGCTGCGCATCAAGACCCCCTAACGTGAATTCCATATCCAGCGCACCGCCGTCAAGTCCTAAGTCAATCTGCGCTTCGCCATTCATGCCACCGCCGCGGTAGCCTTCCATTTTGCGGGTCAGTTTGGGCAGTGTGACCTCTTCAACCACCCCTAACCAGCTTTGCCCATCATCAAACAGGTTCATGTTTTTTAATTTGCGTGGTAATGCCATACTTAACCCTTAATCTTGTTGCTAAAATCCAGTAAATACTGGTCGGTGATGCGCTGGCGTAATAACAGGTTTTCCAACGGCGGCACCGGCGTATAGTCATAATCGAGCGTCAGCTTGCCGTCTTTGAGCGTTTCTTTGGTATTGACCTTTTCGTCATACCAGCACTGGCCACCCAGTAAAACCCCCTCGGCAATCAAGCTTCTAAGCTTGGCGTTAATGCCTTCAATGATATCGCGTGTCAGCGACGGACTGAGCGTTTTATCTATCGCCCAGAAATGCGCTTCGGCAAAGGTATCGGCTAAAATATGGGCGGTGCGGGTGGCACTTTCGAATTGAAAAAGCGGGTCATCCGAGCAGGTACGCGACCCCCAAAACCGGAAACCATCCTGACGAATCAGGGTGGTAATGGCGTTCTGGTTTAATAATCCGGCATCGGTATTCGGGTCTTGCAAATCCCACGACAGGTCAGCGGAAATCCCCGTCACGCCATTAATGCCGACATTAGACAGTGTTTTATGCCAACCGGTGTCATTATCGATTTTTGCCCGCAACCCTAATGCAAACGCCGTGGCATAAGCGGTTTGTTCACGATGGGTGACAGGGTTCCAGGCTAAAAAATCGGGCCAAATTAGCATCAGCTCACGCTGGTTAAAGTTTTTGCGATACGCTATCGCGTCGGTCACGGTATGACAATCTGCGGCACGGATATAGGCCATCGCGCGTAACTTTTGGGCGACGGTCGCCAGCGCCGTTGCGACCGCCGGGTTATCCAACCCGGGCACGGCTAAAATACGCGGTTTTACACCGAGCTGGTTGTTAGCGGATAACAGCGCCTGTAAGCCGGTCTTTTTGCCCTCTGCCGTGGTGGTGCCAATGATATGGGTGGTGGTCTCCTCCGGGGTTTTCCCTTCGGCAACCCGTACGACCACGGTTATTGGGTTGGTCTGGGCTAAAATCGCGGTTAAAACAGGCCCGAGCGTGCCCTTTTTTCCAGCTTTGCCTATCGCAGCGGAAAGGTCAGTTAAACGCACCGCGGTATTCAGTGGAAAGGTGGTACTGTCGGCATCGTCTGCGATACAGACGACCCCGACAACGGCGGTGCTGCTGGTGCGGATAGCGCGCGTGCCTTCATTGATTTCAATCACACGCACGCCATGATGATAGTCTTGCGGCATAATCGGGTTCCTGCTTGGGTTATATTCTTCAGTGTCCTTCATCAGGGGGATAAAATCCTGTTATTGGCACTGTATGAGCGTTCAGACAATCACGCCGGTTTTATCGGCCAGTCAATCTCGGGCGCGGTGGCGGTGTCAATATCATTGAGTTTTACGCTGTACATTTCCCAGGCCCGTAGCGCGGTTTTTTCACTATTGGTTGCCATCCCTAAGCGGACTTTACGGTCAAGCAAGGTGATTTTTGATTCCGCTTCATCGATTAACTGGTGTTTTGTTTGATTTGCGGTGTTGATTTGGTCTGCTTTCATCGCCTGATTATCCGTTACCCATTTTTTACCCTCCCATTTATCGAATTTCGTCGCCGGTGCTAACAAGGTGAAGCCGGTTTTTATCTCGCCGAGATAATCAACGGGATAGGAAGCCTGATTTTCGGTATTAAATACCGTCTTGCCGCGGTGGTCTGGCACGTATCGCCACTGTTTACCGTCATCGCTGCGAACAATGGCAATGTCGTCATTATCGGGTATCTCGGGTGCATCGATATAGGAATATTGACCGACACTCACCCCTTTATAGACTAACTCCATTGTCGCGCCGAAATATTCATACGGCGGTTCATTCCTTGATAGATAGGTTTTTATCCAGCCTCGGTTTTTCGCAAAACCGTTTTCATCAATTTCTGCTTTAGGTATTTCTGTACTGTATTTCACTATGCAGCCCTCACGATGTATAAAAATGCGACATTTCGCGGTCGGTTTTCGTTTGCGGTGGGAACGACTCTAGATGGATCAAAAGAAGCTACGCCACCCCAATCATCATTTGCGCCGTCCGCGACTCTTACGTTGCACCAATCGGTAATGACAAAAGCGCCGTCCGCTGAAACAGGAGGCTCCGCACCTCCTCGTCGAACAAACCCAATACGTCCGGTGATATTGCGAATAGCATCTCCCTGGTTAGTTAAAATTTTTCTACCTGGATCGACTTTACCGTCTAAATCCAGACCACGAATAAATTCACCGTACAAATTCGGTAATATTCCAGAAGGATAAGCGAGGGCTAATTGGGGATAGTCGGCTTTAGTAAACGTTTGACCATTGCAAATCAAATAGCCTGCGGGTGCCGTTTCGTGTGGCCACGGAATCGGCGCGCCCACCGGATAATTGTTAATCGCGTCAACATCAGACGTTAATGCTAGAGTTCCATCTTTCTTTGATGGAATAGTGACAACGGCTTTATTGTTATTTTTGGTATCTCTATACACGAAATAGGCATCAGTGGGCGAAGTTCCGAGAAACAGTTTATTTCCATCGCCTTTGGTAAAAAGCAAGCTGGCGTAACTACCGTTACTCTTTATATTTATTTGCCCAGCAGTGAATGTTTCCCAAGAGTCTTTCTTAGCATAATTGTCATCACAGGCTTTTTGGCTTAGCACTTTATCGGTCGAATTCCCCGTTGTGCCGACAATTTGTGTCTTATCGATTTTGTTGTTTAATCCCTTGTTAAAGGCCAGCTGGGTGACATAATCGCCCATCGGTTGTTTGGTCTCTAATGCCTTCGTGACGCCGAGCTGGCTGATAACATCGGTTGGCGAATCCCCTGTTGTCTGTTTAATCGCTTGCTTGTCGATTTTTTTATGGGTTTCACTATCGACATACTGTCGGGTCGCCAGTACCACCGAGGGGTCAATTTTAAGGGTCACCGCCTCGGTATGACTGACAATAAACACCGCCCGTATCGTCTGGGTTCGACCTGAACCTTCGGCTAATTGCGGTTTGTAGGTTTCCGGTAAGTTACCGACCGCAATGAGCACATTCTCTTTATCAAAGAGTCCCACCTCCCGTATCCACCAACCGCCTTCATTTTCGGGAATAATCTGCTCGGCAATCACCTGGTTGGGATTATTTTTATCGACCCAAAGCTGATTAATTGCGGCTCGGCGACGTTCATTAATTAGTTGGGTCTGTTGGGTGTCTGGGGTGGGTAACGAGCCACCCCCATCGCCAACCGCCATTTGCGTAATGGCGATTTTTGTACCCAGTGCGGTTGCTTCGGCAACACGGTGTTCGCCCTGGCGGGTTAACAGGCAAAAGTATTTCATGAGGCGGTTATCCTTACGGTATCAATCAGGTGTAATGCCACCGCGTGTTGTACGGTGCCGCGGGTGCTAATCAATGCGGGTGTGTAAGCATAAACGGTTAATTCATCGCCCAGGTAGACACTCGCACCCGTAAAAAAAGTGCCGCGCGTTTCCAGTTGAATCGACAACCCCAACAAGTGCCGACTGGCCGGCTTCGCATCTTCAATCAACGCTTCAATCTCATGATACATCGATTCCGTGATGCCACTTTCCAGTACGCCAATGTCTAATCGAAAGGTGCCGGGCGCATCGCCCGTTTTCCACCATTCAATCACCCGTATCAGGTAGCCGAGCGGTTCAACGACGCGCCGCAATGCGCCGATGGTGCCCTTATGCTGATGAATAAAGAGCGCGGCTTTAATCGCCTCGCGTTTGGTTTTCTCCGACCAGTCTTTATCCCACCTGTCAACGCTGAAACTCCAGGCCAGATAAGGCAGCAAATGGACGGGGCACGTGTCCGGATCCATCAGCGTGCGAAGCGCAATGGGTAAAGTTAAAATGCGTGATAACGCCACCGAGGCCGCTTTTTCAAGCGCTGTGGAGCCGGTCGGTAATAACGTTTTATGCATCGGTTTTGCTCTCCATCTTAAGATTGATGTCGGTGCAAAAGCTGGCTTGCGTTTTGGCTATCTTGATATCCTGTTTCGGTGTGTGAATCACCACCCGGGTTACGCCAGTGACGTGTAAGGCGGCATACAGCGCACTTAAGGCCACATCGCGGCCTAATCGATGTTGTTCGCGCGTATAGGCGGTCAACTTTTCGCGTGCCGTTTGTAAAATCGGTTCATATTCCGGCGCAGGCAACAGATAAAGGGTGGCATCGACCTGATAGGAGAGAATGTCAGCTGATTGCACCGTAACCCGGTCGGCAACAGGTCGCACATTTTCATCATTAAGGGCTTTTTCCACCGTGTTAATCAGGGTTTGACTGGCCGTGCCATTTCCGTCTCTTGACAGGATAGTGACGGTCACTTCCGCGGGTTTCGGACTAATGACCGAGGCATCGGCGACCTGTCCATCGGCGCTGCGGGCGTAAAATTCGTAGCTGCCGGTGGGGCCGGCGACACTCAGCCCCTCAAAGGCGGCAGGGATACGCAGACGTAAATCGTTATCGGATTCAAAAACGGGTAGCACCGGCGGGATAGCGGTCGCGTCGCCTTCAGATAAGCGCAGACGTTTGACATTGTTATTGGCCGCCAGATGGTCAAGATCGGCACCTTGGGCAAAGGCCACCATATTGGCTAAAGCCGCTTCATTAATGCGGCCTCGCAACAGCAAATCATAATAGGTATTTTCTTCCAGTAACTTGGTCAACGGTTCAGAGGGCAGCGCCAGGGTTTGTGCGACGGCCTCACGGATTTCAGCCGGACACGCCGCAATCAGGGCATGTTTACGCCGGGCAAGCAGGGTGTCAAAATCCAGTATCTCAACCACATCCGGTTTTGGTAACTGGCTTAAGTCGATCGTCGTCATCTCGGGCTCACGGGAAAATGAAAGGAAAATGCGGCGCCACTGTCGATAATTTGCGCCACAATCGCAATCTGCGAAGTCTCTGCGTGTTGGTCGATGTTAATTTTTTCGAGTCTGATCCGGGGTTCAAAGCGTAAAAGCGCGCTAAAACAGGCTGCCATCAATTGCAGTGTTAATGCCGGGGTTTGGGGTTTATCCAGCAGGCTAAACAGCAGTGACCCATAGTCACGGCGCATAACCCGACTGCCCACCGGGGTCAGTAAAATATCTTGCACCGACTGGGCAATATGCGCATTTTCGCTAATAAATCGGCCGGTTTGCCGGTTCATCCCTAAGGCATTCATTGCGGTCCCTCCGTCATGGCGCTGCCGCGTTCAACACCGCCGTGGCGATGGTTATCAACCCGAATGCCGTTAGACATCAAGGCACCCCCCGAGTGGGTGACATCCCCTGCCATCTGTGCGCCTTGAGTGACCGTGAGTGACGCGGTGGTCAGATTATGGCGACAAATAACCTTGGGCGTGTCCAGTTCAATATTCACTGCCGCCTTGACAGTGACCTGTTTTGCGCGCACCGACAGGCTATTTTTTGCTTCAATGTCGCCTTGCTTAATGCCCGTGGCTTTCAATAGGCCGGTGGCGGGGTCATATTCAATCACGGCCCCATCGGCATAGCTACGATGGTCAGCGGTCAATGAGGGAATGGGTGCCGGATGGGCACCGGAAAAAATGCCCGTTAGTACAAAGGCGGTGGTGAGTTCACCGCCTAATGCCAAAATTAACACCTGCTCACCGGGGCTTGGGGCACTGAGTGTGCGGGTGTGTCCCGCCCGCAAGGTGAGCCATTTGAGCCAGTCGGTGACAAGGTCGCCGGTTTTCACCCGGCAACCTTTTTGGCTATCTACCTCAACCACCACCCCGATTCGAATAAGATTTTGTAAGCGGCGCAACAGATTTGCGGTCATGATCCTTTTCCGTCACTGGTAAATCAACGTCATACCGATATTGTGACGCATATCAAGGTGGGTTGCTCACGATTGGCCTTGTTTGAAGGCTCAGACAATTAACGGGTCAGAAAATCGAGGAGCTGATTTTCAATATCAATCCTCTCTTGCGCCGTCAGCCCCAATAATGGGCGGGCAGGATAAGGTACCGTTTTGCCGTGATAGCGCTCTGTCAGCCCAAAATGATGAACCCGTGCTATTCGCTCGGCAGAAGGCAAAAAGGCTAAGGTGACGCCCTGGCTATCGGTTTTCAGGCGTAAGAATCGGGCGGTGGCCAGTTTTTTAAACATCCGTTGTTGGTGCGTTAATCGCCGGGCGGGGATCCGTGTTTTTTTGCTTTCCAGAAAGGTTTGAATGTCCGCCCGTTGCACGCTGCGTTTCTGGCGGCGTTTAGTATCAATGCCGGTGATTTTTGGCCCCCGTTGCTGCACATTCGTTAAGTGAACCGTTTCGCCCTCGATTAACAACTTCATCTCCCGCCGAAGGGCAATAAAACCCTTTTTCCGCGGGGTAAACGGGCGACCATCGGGGCTTTGTTGGGCGCGAAGACGGGCAAATTGGGATTGGCGCAACCGTTGACCCATGGATCGTGCCAGTTTTTTACGCTCCGCGGTCGTCAGATGTGATAACAGCGCGGTAAGCTCCGCGTCGAAACGGCGTAAGGTGTCGTCCATTAATCGACTCCAGGCCACTTATCGAACGGATCATCGGGTTCAGGGATGGCTTCCACCACCTGTTTGATGCCTTCGTGTTTTACTAACACGCGCTCAGTGATATCTATCTCAATACTGATATGCGCGGTCTGGTTATCAATGAAGTCCATTTCAAAACGAAAATCGTGTTGCCGTCGGTCGGGATTGGCAAAAAGCTCGGGTTGATATTGCCGTATCCAGTCCACCAAAACCGCCATCAGAATATCCTGATTTCCGCCAAAGCGCTCAATGATGATATTGATCGTATAACGATATTCATAGGAGAGGGAGGGGGCGAGCGTGGCGATAATGCGCCCATTTTCGATAAGTGCCGTCATCAGTTCCGGATTGTGGTTCAAAAACGGCACATGCTCGGATAAATGCTCACGCAGCTGGCTTAATTTCTTCATCCGTTGTCCTTATCGATTGTGTCTGCCGTAGGCGTTTTTCGGCAATAGCAAAATAGGCTTTATTGGCTTCGATACCGACAAAGTGGCGTCCGGTCTTCACACAGGCCACGCCCGTCGAGCCGCTGCCCATGGTAAAATCGAGCACCGTATCACCGGGATGGCTGAAGGTATCCATCAAATCCGTGAGTAACGCCACCGGCTTTTGGGTTGGATGCACACTCGGCACGTCTTTCGGGTAGGAAAAGAGATTAGATTTGAATTTTTTACCTTCAGGCAAATTAAAGGTGCGTTTAAACGGCTGCCACGCTTGCAGTTGTTTATACGATTTCCAATCGGGGAAATCCCGAAGTGAAAAGCATTCCGTCAGCTGTTGCCAGGCCGCTTCGGTGCAAAGCGAAAATTGCAAATTCTGGTGTTTTAAAAAATGTTCAAATTGCCGGCCGTGTTCGGCAATAATGGCTTTCGGGGGTTTGCCGATAAAGGCCAGCAATCTGGCGACATAATCCCGCCTCGGGTCACGCTTGTTACTATCAAACTGTTTGTAAAAGACACAAATATCTTCAAACAAATTCACCGGCATTCGGCGACAGGAAAGGGGATGACCAAAATGATTTTTAACCCAAATCAGCCGATAGGAAAAGGGCAGATTGGGATGGGGGGACTGAATTAACTGGCTCGTCAACGGTTCTTTTGAAAAGAGTAAAATCATGCCCTTGGGTCTGACGACTCGGTTGAGTTCAGCCCAGATTGTTGCCTGGTCAAGTCGTTCATCCCAGCGCATTTTTTCGGCGTACCAACCGGTTTTGCCGTGGCGCTTCATAATGCCGTAGGGCGGGTCTGTTAACACCAAATCCACACTATCGGGCGGCAGCGTGGTTAATAATTGATGGCAATCACCCTGTAAAAGTTGGGCGGTCATGTTATCTCCCTAAACACTGGGTTTTGATATATTTTTGCAGATATTCCGTCTGCTTTTCGTTCTCAACTATCATCGCTCTGAGACGGAAATAATCCTGTCGAGCTGCCTCACCAAGTTGTGGGCGGGCTTCATCATGTCGGCTCTCGGGGGTAACGGTTTTGGAGGTATGACACACGGCGTTGACGCGCAACCGCTTATTACCAGCGCGAACAGCATCATGCAGCTTATCCAGTTCAGCGTTGGCATTGTTCAGTTCCTCGGTGTGTTGAATATCGAGTTGGTGTAAAGCATCGATTTTTTGCTGTTGGGTTTCCATTAGCGCTATTTGCGCATGGTAACGTTGCTGTAATGTGTGGTATTGCGTTCTCAGCGTTCGATAACGTGATAAGACGAAACTGAGCGAAACCATCAACACCAGAATACTTATCAGGATAAGTGTGACAGGTCGCCAAAACATATTACGCTCTCAATTTCCCTGCGGTTCATTAATCCCTTCCACTTTCTGCCATCGACATAAACCCATCGCCTCATCTCATCACAAGCGCCCTTTCGGTCATTGGCGTTGAGCTTTTTGATCAATGTAGATTTGGCAAAATCCCCCACGCCCACGTTGTAGGCAAATGAGTAAAGGGCAGCTTGAGTTAACGTATTGATATTAACCTTAATCAATGGGTCAACATAGCGTTTTACCGCTTTCAAATCGTCATCAAGCCACTTGTCGCAATCTTCTTTGGTGTACGTTCGATTACGTTCAATATCGTTACCTGTGTGCCCATAACAGACAGAAAGCACACCGCCCCCGTCAAAATAGGGCTTAAACCTCAATCCTTCGAAATGGGTTATCATGGTTGAGGCCAAAAACAACGCGCTACCGCCGGTTGCCATCACGATTTTTTGGGGTATCTTCATCTTGGCATCTCTTCAATGGCGCGCGCTTTTAACCGGTACTCCTTGCGTTTGTAATACCCGTTGACCAGACAGGTGATGACCGTGCAGATGATACCTGTCAGGGCAGCCCATTGTTCCAGAGTAAAAAAGCCCATGACACTGGTCATAATGCTCCACAGGTAAGCCGTCGGGGTGGAATACTTTTCGAATATCGGCATCACTTTCTCCTTTCAGGGTGTCCTTCTCCTGTTAGTCCCATAACACGACCTGTGAACGATTTGACGGGGCCGCACTGATTTCCGGTAATTGAATTTCAACGCCCATCGGCAATCGGGCGGGGTGGTTGCAAAGTCCCGGATTAACCTCAAGCACCCGTTCAACCGTGCCAATGCAGGTGCCGTAGTAGCGAAAACAAATTTCATCCAGACTCTCATTTTGTTGACTCAGTACCTTCATATCAGCGCCACCACGTTATGACTCTGCCCTTTGATCCGTGCGATGGCCCAGAGGGCATCGCGGCGGTAATCATCAATCGTGGGCGACAGGCTATCGGCCTTTTTATGGCCGGATGCTTGCGTGTCGATGTCCCGAAACCGTTCCGATAAGTTAGCCTTGGCCAGGCCAAACACCGCGCGTTCATACAGCAGGCAAAGCGCACTATCGTCATTAATCTGCATGGCCGGAATATCGGCTAGCTGGTTAAATCCTTCGCGCTTTTTCTGGGTTTGCCAGTCCCGCAGTTCGCACGCCACTTCAATCATCGCGTGGCTGAGTGCATCCTTAAGGCGCGAAGCGATGATGGTGCCATCGTTCTCACGCATCACCGCGCGGTAATTTTTGGGTGACACGGCCGGCCAGAAGGGATCGTCGACCACCAGGTCATCTTCTTTTTTGGGCGGTTTTTCCGGCGAAATAAAATCCATATCCTCATCTCAATAGGTCGGGCGGTGGACAGTGAACATAACACCGTCTTTCACTGTGCCGCCCGGGTGCGTGGGCACAACTCATGTGTTTGGTAACGCGGTGTTGCGCGCTTTTTCCAGCTTTTTGATCTCGCCTTTCACCCCAACGCCTTGAAAAAGCCTCAGGGCGCGTTTTAAGGTGTCGAGCGCGGCGTCAGGCAAGCCATTATCGCGCTGACAAAATCCCATCCATTTATACAATTCAGCTCTAACCACATCCGGCATGTCTTCCTCATCGGTTAAGGCGACGGTTTGCGCTAAAAGCGACAATTCAAGCGGCTGATCCTGCTGGTAGGCGGCTTTGGCCGCCGCCGCGATTTCCTCCGCAATCGCACAACCCGTCGTGCGGCTATGGCTAGTCGGCATTAAAAGCCTGTGCGTTAACGCATATTCGGCGATAGCCAGCGCGCCTTCAATGTCACCGGCATCGATACGCCAGAGCATCACCATCATCAGCGTGTCATCCTGATGACCGTCGCCGTTTTCCAATACCCCGCTCACCCAGGGGGCATAACGGGGTAACACGGTTTTTTTATATTCGGCTTTCCGTTCGGTTGACTGAATGCGCTTTAACTGACGCTTGTCCTGCTGAAACATCAACAAAATTTGCTGTGTAGCCGCATCCCATAACGGATGGGCATCATCCGGTTTTTCGCCCGCCAAGCGCAGCTGGTGACATTGCCAGGGGGTGAGCATTAGACACCGCCCTGATTAACCTGACCGCTGCCACCTGAATGGCGTTTCTCTTCAGGTTCCGGTTCGGGTAAGATTTCAATATTTTCGACCAGTGCCACCCCGCGATAATCTTCCACCACATAGGCTTCATTGACCGACTCATAATTTTCAATCCGGTCACGCTCGGGCGTATCTTTGATTTGGCGACGACGGGTGTCTTGCTGATAGTAAATCGAGAGATTATCCAGACGGGTAATGAGCAGGGATTTATCCGGGAAGAATGGGGCGCGAATGGCGGGTAATCCCCCCAGGCGTTTTTGACTGATAATCACATCGGCAGCCAGCATTTCGCTATTCGCTTGCGCTTTGTTAACAATCGGGAAATATTTATCCGCTAACAGTGAACGACCACAAATAATCACTAAATCGGTATCATCCTGATACACTTCATCAATCACCCGTTCAACCGTGTCCATCACCAGCGCATCCAGATTTTTGTAATCGCCTTTTTCGCCAATGCGGATGGTGCTTGAGGTGACTTTACCTTGACTGTCGGTGATGTTTGCCATCACATGGGTTTTGGCATCGTTACGAATTTTTTGCAACCAGCCGATATTCACATCCTGCAATTTGGCATTTTGGCGTCGGTCGGAGGTTTTTTCCCGCTTGATGCCATTAAAACCAATCATAATGCGGTCAAGGGCCTGACGGCGGACAATCGCATCGCGGATACGACGCTGAAAATCGTTAAATTTGGCCCACATATCGAGCTTGGCATAGCTAATCGCGGTATCGAAATTGGTTTGATAACAATAATAATCAATGGCGTCCAGTGCCGTCGGGTCAATCGGTTCCCGACTTTTGCTACTGGTATCGGTGGTTCCCGCCACCGTAGAGCCAATCCCGAGCCCTATCACCTGACCTTGCTGTTCAATTACCGGCACCAGGTTAATTTTTTGCAAAAAGCCGGCACTTTGCTGGATTTGACTCTCCAGTACCTGCGCTTTGGACGGTTCAATATTCACTTTCCCGGAAAAATCCTGCGGCGAGACGTGATAGATTTCTCCAAGGCGGCTTAAATACTGATTGAATTTGAATTTGGTTTCTTTTCTCATCGTCTTCTCGTTAGCAGTTGGTCAGGGTATCGGTATCCCGTGTTCGCCCCAGTGAAACAGGTCGAGTCGGTGTTTCTTCTTGCGCAAGGCTGGCTGTCAATGTCGTCAGTTCAGTTTTCAGTTGCTGGTGCTTTTCCGCATTGGCATTTTTGAGCGCGGTTAACTGACCACATAAGTCGGCGATTTGCGCTTCGCTTTTTGCCTGCTGCGTCGCGCAATATTCAATTGCCTGTTGAATATCGTTAATGATCTGGGATTGTTCATGGCGTTCACGGCTAAACAAGCCTTTGACTTTTTCAAGTAGACTTAATGACGGGTTGGGAACAACGGTCGTTTCCTCAATAAATTCGAACAGGGTTTCTTCAGCGGCGGTAAACACGCTATTTGACGACAGTTTACGATCAGACAGCGCACAAACCCCTTGGCCTTGACGCAGCTGCAACATACTGGTGCCCAGACTGGCCGGATTATCCGTGACCGCGAGACCGACGAGATAGGCTTTACCCGTATCGGAAAAATCCGTATCAATTTCGACCGAGGTATAGACTTTTTGCCGTTGTTTGTTTAAGGCTATCAACTCGTCGGTTGGTGAAATGACACCATAAAGTGCCAGTTTGCCGGCTAACAGTCCCTCGTTAATTTCTTCCGTATAAACCGAAAGCACATCGCCAAAGCAGGGCATCCAGGGGGATTTCAAATGTTCAAGGTTAATCCGTGCCCCAAAAGTGTCTGGATCGTAGTTTTTTTCAATATCGGTCAGCCATTCTCGCTGGACTTGACGACCATCGGTGGTGGCACCTTCCACACAGATACGGATCGGTTTGGTTTTTTTCATTACACAGGCTCCCGCCAGGGTAGGGTTTGTTGACATTATGGGCATAGCATTAAAAAGATAAGGGGGGGGAACAAGGCGGCGTGATTGTTTGAACCGTCAAACAAGTGTTAAGCCAGGTTAGTCGTGAGCAAACTTCGTTATGCTAGCCGCATGAAAAATGAAAATTCCTTTTTACGACAACGCGCCCGACAACTGGCACTAGAAGGTTATAGCCCGAGTCAGATTGCCCATATGTTGGGGCAAAATGTCGCTACCGTGCATAGCTGGAAACGGCGAGACCAGTGGAATACCCAAAATGCCACGCAGGCCGTCAAACTGAGCCTGGAGGCGCGACTTTGTCAGTTAATTGGTAAAGAACATAAAGACGGCAAGGATTTTAAGGAGATTGACCTGCTTTATCGGCAAATGGAGCGCCAGTGTCGGATTGAACAATACCAACAAGGCGGGACGGAAAGCGGGCGTGATAAAAAGAATAACCGGACTCCACCTGAAAAGAATGCCTTTAGTGATGAGCAGATTGCGTCGCTGTTAAAACATTTTCACCAACATCTTTTTGCTTACCAGAAGCACTGGTATCAGGCTGGATTAACCTATCCGATACGTAATATTTTAAAAGCGCGCCAGATAGGTGCCACCTGGTTTTTTGCCCGCGAGGCGTTGATGGATGCGTTAACCACCGGACGCAATCAGGTCTTTTTATCCGCCAGTAAATCCCAGGCGCATGTTTTTAAGGATTACATCATCAAGATGGCGCAGGAAGTGGATGTTGCCCTAAAAGGTGACCCTATCGTGTTAGCCAATGGCGCCACGCTTTATTTTCTTGGCACTAATGCGCGGACTGCCCAAAGTTATCACGGCAATCTTTATCTGGATGAATACTTCTGGATCCCGAAATTTCAGGAATTACGTAAAGTGGCGTCGGGCATGGCGATGCAGAAGAAATGGCGGCAGACCTACTTTTCAACCCCGTCAAGCCTGAAGCATAGCGCTTACCCGTTCTGGTCTGGCAAACTGTTTAACCGGGGAAGGTCAAAAAAAGACCAGGTTGATATCGCCATCAGCCACCCGGCGCTGGCGAACGGACGCTATTGTGAAGATGGCCATTGGCGACAAATTGTGACGTTGGACGATGCCATTAACCGCGGCTGCAACCTGTTTGACCGTGAAGGGCTAAAAAAGCGCTACAGTCCCGATGAATATCAAAACCTGTTGATGTGTGAATTTGTTGACGATATTGACTCACTGTTTTCGTTTTCACTGATGCAGTCCTGTCAGGTGGATAGCTGGGACGTGTGGGCGGATGTCAGTCCGCTGATGTCACGGCCTTATGGGTCACAAAGCGTCTGGATAGGCTACGACCCCGCCAAAGGCTCCCAGCACGGTGACAGCGCAGGCTGTGTCGTCATTGCACCCCCCCCCACCCCCGGGGGTAAATTTCGCATTCTGGAGTATTTCCAATGGCGGGGACTGGACTTTCGCGCACAGGCCGCCGCTATTCAACAACTCACCACCCGTTATCAGGTCGACTACATCGGACTGGATGCAACGGGTATCGGCCATGGCGTTTTGCAATATGTGCGCGATTTTTTCCCGCAGGTCAACGAATTTATCTATAACCCGGCGCTAAAAAATGCGTTGGTGTTAAAAGCCTATGATGTTATCAGCCATCACCGGTTGGAATATGATGCCGGGGCGCAGGATATTACCCGTGCCTTTATGGCGATTAGACGCGCCACGACCGCCAGTGGGAACCGTCCCACCTATGAAGCCGATCGCAGTGAAGATGCCAGTCACGCCGATTTAGCCTGGGCCACCATGCATGCGCTGTACCATGAACCGTTAACCGGTGATGGCCAGCAACACAAAACGATTATCGAGCTATTTTAATATGCGAAAAACGAAAAAACGCACGCTCACCGCCCCTCAAAAACCGTCGGTAGAGGCCTTTAGCTTTGGTGACCCGGTGCCCGTCCTTGACCGACGCGAAATTTTTGATTATCTGGAATGTTCACTTATCGATAATTACTACGAGCCACCGATGAGTTTTGAAGGCCTGTCACGCATTTTTCGGGCGGCGGCCCATCATAGCAGTGCCATTTATGTCAAACGCAATATTTTAAGCAGTACCTTTGTGCCACATCCATGGTTAAGTCGTCAGGATTTTGACCGTTTTGCGCTGGATTTTCTAATTTTTGGTAATGCCTATCTGGAACGGCGAAAAAATGGGCTAAATAAAACGATTCAACTTAAATCCATCCCGGCCAAACTCACAAGGCGCGGTGAGGATTTAGCCACTTATTACCTTTTGCATGCGGGGTTTGACAGCGTGCCGTTTACGTTTCAGCAGGGGCATGTTTTTCATTTGCTGGAGCCGGATATCAATCAGGAAATCTACGGCTTGCCCGAATATCTGGCCGCCATGACGGCCATTTTACTCAATGAATCGGCGACGCTTTTTCGCCGTAAGTATTATCTCAACGGCTCTCATGCCGGCTATATTCTCTATATCAGCGATGCCGCGCAAAATTTACAGGATATCGATAACATCCGCGAACAGTTAAAAAGCAGTAAAGGGCTGGGGAACTTTCGCAATCTGTTTTTATATGCCCCCAATGGCAAAAAGGATGGCATACAAACCATTCCTTTATCGGAAGCCGCCGCAAAAGATGAATTTTTAAATATCAAAAACGTCAGTCGGGACGATATGTTAGCGGCTCACCGCGTTCCCCCACAATTAATGGGCATTATGCCGCAAAATGTCGGGGGATTTGGCGACGTACAAAAAGCGGCGAATGTGTTTATCTGCAACGAATTACATCCGTTACAACACAAAATGCAACAGCTTAATGAATGGCTCGGCGAAGAAGTGATTCAGTTTACCCCGTACGCCTTGAAAAAGTAGAAAGTTAACGCTGAAAATTGAAAAGGAAAAATATGAGACTAAATCAACAACAACCCAACCCAGCACATGAAACCTTTCGCCGCAGTGATGGTTATGCAGCACACGTTATTACAATTGGCGAAAGGAACCGACTAAGTGAAGCTCAACTTTACGATATTATCGTGAGGGTGAGGCAATCGATAAGACAAAGTTATTGTTTTTTAGCCGAGCCTTATACGGCTTTTGCGATTGAAGATACTATTCGTACTGCCATACATCTTTCTACAACATTTCGAAATGCACTTGCTTTCAGTGGCAGTCGAGAAAGACGGGATGCGGGTGTTTTACGTAGTCAAGATATCACTCGTCTTCATTATCGAAATTTATATGTTATGCGACAATATACAGATCGCAGACGGCTAGACCAGCTCTCTCTTACCGAAATTTTGACCGCCACGGCAGAGACAGTTCCAATCGTTCCAGAAGAGATACTTACATTTGAAGATGCCAGAGATCCCGATCTTTTCGTAAGTATTTCCATATCACCAAACCATAATTCTGTACATTATCCATTCTGGCAAACAGGGCTGATACACGAAATTATCCACGCCATCACTGATGCGGGAGACCCACCAGAGAATGAGCAAACAGCAAGATTAGGCCCAACAGAAATTCTAGCTAATCAAATTGCCAGAGAAATATCTTGGAATATTCCAGTATTTACTGCTTATGATTCAGTAGATAGAAATGAGTTTATTTCCGAGTATGAATTTCAATCTCTGCGGCAGGGTATTTATCGTCACCATCAGCGTGGATATGAATTACTTGAAAGATTATGCGACATAAACCATTTACTAACATCTAGCCCTAACTTTGCAGGAATTGATACGCTTAGTGATGAATGTCTAATCCCAACGCACTCTTCTGATGAAGATACACCCGCACATTGGGGCGCTTTCCTTTTAAGTGGAGCTCATGCAACTCATCAGAGAAAGGATGTTTTTGCTACTAAATATAAAAACATTGTATTCAATAAAGAAGAACTCCCGTTAACTCAATGGCATCTGGAAAAATATGGTTTAGTCATTGCCGAGAAGGCCGTAAATCGAGTTGAGCATGGAAGTGGTTTCTATAAGAAAAAATATAAATCATGGAAAGAATGGTATCAGTCTTTAGCCTGGAAACATGTGTTCGGTTACGGAATTAATGGTTACGGTCAAGCCGAAGCTGAAGGATACTTTATATATAGTCCGTACGGAGAAATTTTTGAAGATGGCTCTTTTGCAGTAGGCATTACAGGGACGGATATTAAAAAATGGGGACATAATGATAACTGGACTAATTTAGCTGGAGAGAACTGGTCAAGCGCTTCTGCTGGACAAATGTATTTTGATAAAAATGGTAGGCCAGTCGCTATTGTGATGACTAACCTTATAACAGGATTTTTTGGGGCGGGCTGGTCTTTTATTTATAATGAAGGAAAATGGGAGTATGAGAGTAAAGATGATTGGGATAAACACCGCTTTTCCGAGCAGAATGAATCACTTGATCGATATGCCGCAAGATTTTTAATTAAAAATATCTAAACGTGTCTTGTGCGAATTCATGCACGTTGTACAAAATCATGCAGCCACAAAGACAAGAACGCTCAGAGTGACCGAGCCCACTTTTGCATCGATGATATTCCGCTCCTCGCGCCTTCGGAGGATAAGCTGTGGCGAGAAGTAGTAAGCTCTGTATAAGGTTGTTGTGGTTAGCCTGTTAGCTGGATGGTCGTCCAGCTAACAGGTGATTTCTTAATCATAGCCCCTCTCTTTTTCTTTCTTAATGATATTTTTTGATTAATCAAGAAAAAACGAAAAAAACTGAAAAATCGCAGTGGTAGCCCCGCCGCGCCTGCCCGCGAAACATGTCGTTTTTTATGCAGTTGCACAATGCCATTCAGCCTAGGCCAGCACTGGCCTTTCCGGTGATTTCAGGTGAGCAAAAACTTATGCAAATCCATGCACTTTTGTGCAAATCCATGCACTTATTTTTTATTTTTAAATAAGTCGTGTTTTTTTGATAGTTTAACCGGGCAACGGGTTCTCAGACTCGGGCGTATAACTTGAAAAACCGTACTCCCTAAGTAAAAAAAACTCACGGGAGGCGCCATCAGGCATAAAATAGTGTACATCCAAAGAGGGGGTTAAACCTCCTTTTCTACAGTTATTGCCAGAACTCCGAGGCGCGCCGATGGCGCTTTTTAAAAAATCAACCGCCTGACGCTCGTCGGGTTCTTTTTTCACCAGCCGGTATTTTTTCAACCGCGTTTTAATGAGGGGCGTATCCGGGTGAAGTTGCGCATAGATCCCCGCTATTTTTTGCACCGCTTCGTCATAGGCATTCGGTTCGTCTGCCGTTTTGTAGGCAACGCGCAAAGTTTGTTCTTTTCGGGGGGTGCAAGGACCGCCTTGTGCGTCAATATAGGTGGCAAAGTCGCCTTCATCAGCCGCCTTCCTCACTTTTTCCGCCATGTCACCCAACATGGTCGCGATCGATAAACTTCTTAAACGTCGACATTCGCGATAGACGCCTTTTGACGGTAGATTATAAAAATGAAATTGCGGAATGCGCCACGTCGCCGCCCAGGCACTGACTGCGGCTGCCGTTTCCGTTAAGGGTTTACCGGTTTCAAAATCAGTTTCACCTTCCAGTGCATAGCCGTCGATATTTTTCGCAATATATTTAGCGATATACCCGACGGCACCGCCTTTGTTCATATGCTTACATGCAAAACGATGTTGTTGCGCCCCTTTTTCGTCCGGGTCTTCCGCCAAGGCTTTTTTACGCATAATCTCTACCGCTTTGGCGCGGTGGGCTTTATCGGTAAAAAGGAGTAAATGCCAGTGTGGGGTGGCGTCATGATGCGGCTCCACCACGCGGACACCATAAACCGCAATGTCATTGTCAGCAAAGGCGGCGCGAATACGTGACCAGACTTTGACTAAATAACGCTGCCCGTCTTTCGGTGTTAACGCGGCGTCTTTCCAGCGATGATTCAATACCGCAATGTTATCTTTTCCGCGCTGGCGCAATTTTGTGGGGTGATATTTTGACGGACAGGTCAGCGTGATGAACATACCAATATCATTGCGCGCCAGCGCGATTTTTTCAATGCCGGCCATTTGTGCCATCAATTCCATTCGGCGGATCTCCGGATTGGCAATACTCGCCATCACTTTATCGATTAAATCGAAGCGTTCACCCCTGTCGATATCTTCGATTTGCATCGCTTGCAAGTAGCGTAAATTAGCCAGCCGTTGTGACTTCACCGCACGGATAGCCTGTTGACTGGCATAAGGGTGGTGCTGCTTGCACACCTCCATCGCGGCGATCATCAGCGATTCGACCCATCGGGTGCGGTGTGAGCGCAATTGGGTTAACCAGTAATCCCGACTGATTAAACGGGCAACCGCCGCATACACCTGACGAAGGGGCATCGTTTGATGATTTTTGCCCTGCGTACGTTGACGTAACGTTTTTTGATAGGATGAATAGTATTCTGGGGTAACGTGTAACCCTCGCGCCAATTCCGCTAAACGACCATAGATATCGGTTTGGACTGTCTCATCAAAAATCCGGTCTCTATCGCCCTGATGGGACGTGATGATTTGATCACAACAGCCTTCATAGAAACGGAAAAAAAAGGCGGACAGATGGCTGGCTAACTGTTTAACCCGATGATTATTCATGTCCGGCAGCAAATTGAAATCAAGAATATTGGGGGTATCAATAAGGGTCAGTGGCCAGTTTGCCACCCGCATTTCATAACGTTGATTAACGGCTGACAGCCGTGGCCAGATTTTTTGATGAAACGTAAAGTAAAGAAAGTGATGCGCCTCATGCAAGCCCTTTTCACTGATTAACGATTGATAACGTTTTTGATAACGGTAACGTAAATGCTGGGGTAACGAGGCGATATCCTTTAAAATCGCTTGCCCCTGAACACGCTGCTCACGGGTAAGCGGTTTCGGATAGGAAACCGCTTCATGCCGCGGATGATTCCACCAATACGCCAATTTCATTTCGGGTGAATAGGTCACCGGCGGGACGGTAAAATCAATCGTGGCATGCCTCATCGACGCGCACCCCCCAATTTATCCGGATCAAGCAGATTAATCACGGTTTCACAACGGCGCGATAAGATATCGACGGTTTCCCGATAGTGATCAAGCGTACGAATATCATTGGCATGCGTTCTTAGCGTATGATGTGAAATTAAATCCATCACAAGTCGCACCGGATCCGTATGAAGACAGACCATTTCGTAACACCGTGAGGACGCATTCGCTTCCAGTAAGCGCCATTCGATTTTATCGGTGTCTGAATTTTGCTGGCACGAAATGGCAAAGCGGGTGCCAAAGATATAAGCGCCCGCTTTGGGATCTAACGGGATCATGATTTGCCTCCAAGGACGGCAATAATTTCTTTTGCCATTTGCCGTTTACCGGAGATCGTCCGGGGCGCGGAAATTTCATGAACCGTAAACCCCAGATCGGCATAAAGTGATTTTGCAGCCATGGAATTAGAAACGGTGATCGGGTTTCCCCGACGGGTATTCATTTTTTTTAGCCTTTTGGCTAACTTTTCATGTTCCGCTTCGGTAAATTTCTCAGGGCAGTATTGCGTAAACCCGTTTTTATGAGCCAAATAAGGCGGATCGCAATAAATCCCATCGTCCTTGGTTACTAATGACAGGGTTTCTGACCAGTCACGACAGTGCAAGGTGATTGATTGCGCTTGACGACCGATAAATTGATTGATTTCTTTTTCGGGAAAATAGACCGTTTTGTATTTACCCGCCGGAACATTAAATTGGCCTTTTTGATTATACCGACACAGGCCATTAAAACCGTGCTTGTTCAAATACAGAAAACACACTGCGCGCCACAATAAGGTCATCGCTTGATAATTAAATTGATGGCGAATGCGATAATAGCGTTGCTTTTCATCACTTCCTGTTCGGGCGAAAGGTGAAAAGAGCAATTTAGCCGCCTCAATAAATACCGTATTGTGATGAATCATCATTTCATAAAAATTAATCAGGTCGGCGTTGGCATCGGCAAGGAGATAGGATCCATAATCGGTATTCATCATCACCGCACAGGATCCGGCAAAAGGCTCCACTAAACGCCGTGTTTTGGGTAGATGGGGCAGCAGTTGCGGCATAATCTGCACTTTTGAACCTGCCCACTTAAGGATGGTTTTATTAGCCATGTTAACCTTATCGGTAATGTTGTTGTTTTGACTCAAAAAAGGACTGACAGTCGACGCAGCGAATGCAGCCTGGAGAAGCGATACGGCGCGCTTGTGGTATCGCTTTTTCACAATCCTCACAATGAAAACGGGCGATACCTTTTTTGCGCTCGGTGACCTGTTTAATTTGGTCAATTAATTGTTGTTGAGCGAGTTCATTTGCTTTATCAATCGGGTCAGACATGGTGTAAATTCTCTGCCTGGTGTTCAAAATGGTCACTGACGGTCATCACATGCTGATAAGCGGTTTGATAAGTCATTTTTTGATGAAGAATTTGATAAGCCAGCGACGTTAAATGGCCAGAGAATTGCATCAATAAATGTTTCCTTTCATCTTCCCGATTTTGTTTTAGGGTATCGGTGAGTTTCAATACGCCAGATTGTGCAGTCATATTCGTTAACTTCTCCTTTCCTTATTTTGGATAAAATAATCCCTTGGTGTGGCGAACACCGTTAATTTTTTTATTTATCAATTAAAGTGGCAGAGCGATATTTTTTGGTGTTAACGCAACCAGTACTCGCAATTGAAATATCGCATAAATAATTGCCACCTTTTCTTGTTTATTAAATTCTTCAAACTTTAAATAATGTTTTTTATTATCAATATTGGCTAAATAAAAAATTAAATTAACAAAGCGTTTATTATGTTCTCGTAAATATTCAATAAATCCCAACAGGCATTGATTATTAGGGTCTTTATTAAAATAAACGGTTCGAATTTTGCTGCATTAATTAAGCCATTGACACGCGCATTAATGGGTAATCCTTCATTGCGATAAATACCCGCTTTTCGTCTATTAATCTCACCGGCATTATTTTGTAATGTATTAATCGACTGAATTAAGCTATTTGTGAATGCGTGTTTATTCGTCATCATTTTATTTAATAATTAGGGTGAGAAAATAAAAAATAAATAACCCGCCAAATAACAATATTAATTTATCAATTAACGTCAGTTTTTTATTCTGCTTATTATTAATATGATAATTTTTAACGGACTCGCCCGTTAATCGATAGGGGGAGTGCTGATTAGATTTATTCATCAATATCCTCATTAAGTTATCGGTTTTGTTGCCCTGACCGAAAACAGGGTGTTGTGGTATCATGTTTATGCCTGTTGATGCTTAGAACGGAGATACAGGCATAAACTGACCTATCACAACAAGGAAAATAACAATGTCTGTTAATGAAAAAAATTAAACAACAGTTAACTGAACTCATTAAGCAAGTCGAACAAATAGAAACGCCAATTATTTGTGATAATGCAGTAGAAATAATCGAGTTATCACATCATCTATTCCAACAAATCCACAATAAAATCAGTCCACCCCAGAAAAATATTGTTGAGTGGTTTTAATTTTTTCTGACCATAATGGCCATGACGGCATCAAAGGTGGATTTAAGATCCTGTTCATAAAAGCGATTAATGTTTGAACAGGTTTCGCTTATGGCATTCATGATAGTGATCATAAGTGCTAATTTTTCTTTTGGAGTGAGATTTTTTATCTCTTGTTTTTTATTTTCTTCAGAAAGTCCCGAAAAAAGCGAATGAATGGTATTCATGACTAAGTGATCTAACGGTTTAGTCTCTAGCGCTAATTTTCCTCGTTATCCTTTTTTTGATAGTTATTTTCCTTGTTCAATAGGGTTAAGTTGGCAAATTTTTTATCGTCGTTAAATAACTCAATGCGATTACTATCAATGGTGAGGCCGTGAAGGTTATTTATTCCAAACGCTTTAGCATGTTCAGTAAGATGTGCGATGACTTGATAATAGACTGCCATAGTTAACCTCTTAAAAATTAGATTAGTGAATCGGTTTTATGCCCTGACCGAAAACAGGGTGTTGTGGTATCATGTTTATGCCCCCTTTTTCGTTCCAGTGATAGGTGGGCATAAAATCCAACAACAAGGCGTGAAATCCATGTCCCAAGAAAGAGAAGACGATACCCGATGACATAAGCCTGCCCCGTCACAGCAAGAAGAACAAAAGACTGGGGATAACGATAAAAAAATAAGGGATCCCAAAATGGAACAGCCATCCGAACACATTCAATTGACGGTAAAATGTCTGCCAGTATTTCCTGGCATGTATACTATCGACGCCAAGTGACAGTTGCATCTTCACGATCCTGTCGCATTTGGTATACAATTCTTGTCCTTTTCGATATCAGAAAGGTTTTCACACATGCAAACTCCTAATAACATTATGCGGTTTATTCAAATAACGGATATTGCCTGACGTTATTTTCCGCTTAATATTTCATGCCCTGCACAATACAACGCATTGGCCAGTACATCCGCTAAAACGGAAAGGTCGGCAGACGGTAATATTTCTTGCCAATACTTTTTGGCACGTATACTGTCCAGGCTAAGCGAGAGCTGCTTTTTAACGATTGAATCGTATTGCTTGTACAATCCCTGATATTCTTCATGGTAATCAGCCAGCGTTTTACACACGTTAACTCCTGATCATCGTTATGATGCGACTTTGTGGTATTAAAAATTTTCCCTGGTGTTAAATAGAAAGTTAATCTTCAGTTTTGTTGTTGTTTTTCCTGGTGATTATTTTTTATGTGACGCTTTACGATCATACATCCAATAGTCTTTCCACGAATGCCATTCTTGGGGCTCAATTTTGGGTAACTGTTCAGAGAGTTTGTCCCACAGGTCACGATTGATATACCAAGTACCTTTACCTTCCGGATTATTGGGATTTTTCATCTGATGTGCGGGTAATATGCCTCGCAAGCACATTTTTCGGATAGCCCCGGTAGTAAATCCGGCGTAAGCAGCGAAGCGATCGATTGTGACCAATTTCGCTAAAGGCCCCTGATAGCTCAATTTTTTCTTCTTGTTACCAGTACAAGCAACCTCTTCTTCACTTACATCCGATTCCCCGGATGCCTGAACGGGAAGTGATTTACCTGAAAACCTGCTTGACATCTGGTACTCTCCTTATTTGGTGCATTTGTCTCGATTTGTCCAGTTTTGGGCTGGGATTTGATGTATTACGCAAATAAAAATCCTATATAGGATCAAATATAATACCTAATTAGGAGCAAGTCAAATGAAATTAAGTGATAAAATTAAAGCGATTCGTATAGCTGAAGGACTGAGTCAAAATCAGCTATGTGAACTTATTGGATTACCTAGAAGTACACTTTCTAAGTATGAAAGTGGGCTATTTGAACCTGGAGGAAACGCTTTACTAAAGTACACAAAACATCCATCTTTTTGAAAAATATACAATGTGGCTAATGACCGATAAAACAGCGCCAGAAGCCGGCCAAATCGAGCCGGCTTTCTCTCTCGATGGCTCTGTGAAATCAAAACAAAACGGAAAGTACAATCATGCCTTCCCGAGGGAAAGAATTGTTAGATTTACATGATTTTTGGCTAATAGCCGAATCAAAATTGATATAATGCTCATTGACATCCTCCTCGGCCTAAAGAGGATGTCAAATTTGAAAATTCTCCGTCAAGCACCGCGTTCAAAGGCTGTTCTGCGAGAAGAAACAAAATTATACGGAATATAGCGGTCAAAGCCTTTCGATTTACCAAATGCCCTTAATTGGCAACCTGAATGCACCTCGGCTTTTGATAGATAATATTTAAATGATTGCTTGCTGTTCTCGTTCCAATATTTAATCGTCTTGCAATTTCTTTGAGACTTAATCGCTGCATCATAAAAAAAGACTTCCCACTCTTTATCAGTGAACAGCTTGTTAGGTTTTTCTGTAGTCACCGAAATAAGGCTGCATGCCATCGACATAATCCAGCGGCGACAAAAACAGGAACTCGTGGGCGTGGAAGAAAGTGCCAAGATAGCTATTTTCACTACAAAAAAGCGGTAGAAAATGAAATTGCCAAATTTTGGGTGCTTTATTGAAATCAGAAACCAGATTAATAATGACAAAAAACGGTGATTTTTCAGTACGGATTTTCTCTAATAAAGTCACCATTTCAGGCGCATCTTTATTCAAACCGAGAAAATCTACCATTTTAGCGTTGGCCTTAATTTCCCCTCACTATCCTAAAACCACAGGGAACATTAGCGCTCAATGAAAGTTTAATCATCTCAGGTTTCATGCGATACCACCAACCTGTTGAAGGTATTCACGCTGACGGGCTGTAAGGTATTTTGATGTGTTAGCAAAGCTCAAAAGCTGCTCGATTGATATATTGCACGCTTTCATTATGCGTGCAATATGCGTACTATTTCGCATAGTCCGACTCCTACTGACTCTAGGTTTTGGATTAGTTGATTACAGAGATATACGGTCTCTGTAATCAACGCTGTTTCTATAACTACTTAATTTCGTTTAACCATTTTTTTATTAACATCATGGTTATTTCAGTCATTTCTTTATCATGATTTAAATAACCAACAGCACGTAAAACTCGTGACTTTGATATATTTTTTTGTGGCACAATTTCTTGTATTTTATCTATCATAATAGAAAGTGCATCTTCATCTAAATTAGTCATACGCAAATTCATTTGCTTACCAGTTTCATTTTCATTTTATCAATCCCAATATTTCATCTGTTAATACATCGATTTCACCTTTTGCTTGATAGTCATTAGTATCATAAATAGTTCCTCCATCAAGCATAGTTCTAACATAAGCTTGTCTTTGGGTTATTTCGGTACTCATTGCTTTCACACCAGTATCAGCTATAGAATCTTTCAATACGGTTAACATTTTTGCGGTGCTTATTTTTTTTGTTATTACAAAACGAGCAATAATTGGCTGTAATTCATTTCTAGCTTCTATAACAGCTATAATTGCCCCACAAGCAGCAAAATCTAAAGGAGAAGGAGTGACGGGGATCAAAACAATATCACTTACCATAACCGCAGCGGATGATATAGCTGTTATTGCAGCTGCTCCATCAATGATTATATAATCATATAATTTCAAGGTTTTTTTTATGGAATAGATATCTTTTTCAGTAGATGCTTCTGCTACATCAAATAAACTCTTATCTTCTAAATACCAATTACCTATACTTAATTGAGGATCAGTATCAACTACTACGACATTGTGACCTTTCTTAGCTATAGATGTAGCGACGTTTATTGAGGTCGTCGTTTTACCAACTCCTCCTTTACCATTCAAGAAAGAAATTACTTTACTCATAAAAATTCCTTTAGGACTTCAATCAAGTAATCTTATAATTAAGTAATCTTATAATCAAGTAATCTTATAATTAAGTAATCTTATAATTAAGTAATCTTATAATTAAGTAATCTTATAATTAAGTAATCTAATAATCATATGATTATTTTAAATAAAAACTATTCATTCTTCTTTAAGATCCTATTTTTTATATTAAAAATTTCTTTTTTCCCTTTTTCGCGTTTACGAGCAGCTTCCGCTTTAGGAGTATTTTGATTACGATTTTTGAAAGTGACTTTGTCTGTGGTGGGATCAAAAAGAATTTCATAATCAGGAAGATCATTAACCTTAGTAAGTTGCTTAATATCAAATCTAAATTTTCTGAGTTCCCTCGAGGAACCTGTTTTTTGATGAAGCTTATCAAGACAAATAGTAAACTCATGTTGACTACCGCAATGCTTACGCGCTATCTCATATAAACGTCTATCAATAGCTTTTCTTATACGAAAATAATCAGGGCTAATTTTTAACACCTTAGTCTTTGTTATTGCTTGATAAAGCCAATCAGGTAAAGTTACTTCTATCATTCCAATATCTAGTTTTCCTTTCTGTCTTTCTACAATTTCCCACTTATCAATTAGACCAAAATCAATCGTTTTTTTGTCATCATTAGAATAAACAATATTCGTTTGGATCCTCGTTCCGGATAAGCGAGATAATGCTTTTTTCAAATCATCGTAAGCCCGTCCACTCTTATCTCGATTAGTCGTTACAAAAAAATCATACGGAGTAAAGGCAACCGTGGGACTAATTGATTGATTATTATTGATAGCTTCCTGTAATTTTGATATAGCATAAATCCAAATATCTTTATCAAAAACAGTAGCTAAACCAATTTTAGAAGATGATCTAACTTCTATAGTCACATTACCATTTCTATACACTCTAGCTTTTGTATCACCCCCTTTTAATGCAAAAAACGGATGCTCCATACTCGCCATTTCATCTCGAAAGGTTGAAATGTCAACATCATCTGCAACAAAAAATTCCAGTTGGTTATGTTTATGGGGTCGTAATGTTTTCAAGTTGTTTTTTCTCTTTTTCTTATAAGATAATTCATAGCCTCATTCCTAGAGATTTAGGATTGTTGGCGAGAGCCGTTTAAGTGCTTCTAACACTTAAACGGTTTGTTTTTTTGATTATTAAATCAATTCGGCTTTTACGGACACCAATAAATAACGGCTTTTACGGACATTATAACGGCTTTTACGGACAAATCAAATTAACGAACAAAAAAAAAACTAAAAATGCTAAAAAAATCTGTGGATAACAAAAAATCTAATCGGCTTTTACGGACAAACTATCGGCTTTTACGGACAAACTATCGGCTTTTACGGACAAACTATCGGCTTTTACGGACAATAGGTATTTTTTTATATTTATTAATCAATAACTTAATACCACTTTCTTGCCCTTTAACTCTTTTAACTTATACATAACTAAATATAACTACGCGCGCGCGAGGTTTTTCTGTGGATAACTTTTTTTCTAACAAAAATCCTAAACCCAAAAATAGGTGACTACTGAGTGACCGTATTTCTCTTTTGTAATTGTGATATTCCGCTTCCTCGTCTGCTCACTCGCTACGCTCGGTCACAGACTTGCGGCGAACGGCGGGATTTTAATTAAAAAGATTTTTTTGAATTAATTAACCCTGATGTCAACGATCATCGAAAACTGATCCACTTTTTAGCTAAATACGATCAATCAAAATTGATCCACCCAATTCTCTTTATGGTTTTTATGCCGTAGGCATGTAAGGCGAAAAAAATACTTATAAAGTTCTCATAAGTTTCATTTCGCCGATACGTGAGTGAAACGAACCTCATTACTGACATAGCGCATAAAACCGCGCCAGCCCCCTGTTAAGCCGATTTTTGGTTTAGGGATGTCAATGATGTGGCAGGTTCAATATGAGTGTACTTTGAGTCATCTTTCATGTTGGATTTTAGTTGGTTCCTCTGAATATTTTTTGGAGGATGGTGCCGCTTAAATTGGCAAAGTGGATCAGTTTTGCATGATCGGTGACACCCTGAAACATTGCACTATTCAGTCGCTACCGCTAGCATCACTAGAATTGACTTTTCCATTAATTCAGGCACAACATGAACAAAACAGAAGTTATTAATCAAATTGCTGAAAAAGCCGGTTTAACCAAAAAAGATTCAGAGAAGGCGTTGAACGCATTGATTGAAACCGTGACAGAAGCGCTAAAGGCAGGAGATGACGTACAACTCGTTGGTTTTGGCTGTTTTCAGGTTAAGCAACGCGCAGCCAGAGATGGACGTAATCCTAAAACGGGCGAGACACTTAAAATTGCTGCTGCAAACGTACCGAGTTTTAAAGCGGGTAAGACGTTGAAAGAAGCCGTCAAATAACTGACCGAAATTAATGTACGAATTAAAACACCTGTACGGAACATAATTTACCTATTTTTGTACAGGTGTTTTGGATGATGTCCAAAACCGAACGATTTTGAACAGCAAAAATTACCTATCAGAAACCAAAAATCGTTAAATCTAATAATTTTTGAAAATTAAAACAGAAATACCCGCCATAACCCCCTCTAAAAACGCCTGTAATCCATTCTAAGCGCTTTTCTCGATAAAAACGTAAATTTGTACAGCCAAAATTTTATCGTCGCTTAAAATGCGTTATAGACGTTTTTGACTTCTGACTAAACAGCGAGTGACATTTGTTGCCCAGTACAATGTGGGGTGACGGGGTCAATCTTGCCTGGCTTTGCAATAAATCGCGTTAAGCTCTCATGGCTGACAAAGGTCGCCCCACAATTAATGTTCTGACACTGGTTGTAACGTTCGCGGGTGTTTTCTGAAATTTGTTGGGAAGTTCTAGTATGGGCGGCATGACCACAAAGGGGGCAATTCATCATGATGACATTCTCCTTTTTTCAGCTATTTTACCAGCAAGTTAGTGACTTTTCATCTCCAAATCGGTGATTTTTACTTCCATTTCAAGCGCGGTAGTAAAGCCTTTGTCATTGAGATTGTGGGTCACTTTCACCACAATCCACTCGGCGTTATCAATTTGCGGTTTAAAGCCCCTGACGTTAATCGGGGTTTCCGGATAAATATCGGCGCGTCCTTTGGCTAAATGAATCGAAAAACGGGCGATACCGCGCTGAATTTTTGCCCAGGTCGCTTTTGCTGCCCGTGCCGCATTAGCCCGATTGGCGTAGGTGTGTGAGAGCACGAGTACATTGCCGTCCTCACCGATAAAATAATCTCCCTGCTTGTTTTTGGTTGACGCAGAAGGCTTTTTTCGCGCAATCTTAACGGTGTGTTTTTTTTCAGGCTGCTGGGTATCTAGCCAACTGGCAATCACCCCCGTATAGGCACTGCGGTCTGCCAGTGAAAACGAATAATTATCCCCGTCTTTTCGACTTAAGGTCATCGTCGGTATCCTTTTGCCCGAGGCGGTTTGACTTTTTCCCTGTTGCAAAAATAACAGCTGGTCATTTTTCACCGTCGCCAGTGCGCCTTCCTGCTGGCCGAGCCGGGTTAAAAACGCGCCGTCCGATTCGTTTGTCTGGTCGATATGCGCAATCCGGATAGGTTTA